GGGGTTGTCGAAGATTTCGGGCTGATTCCTGCGCAGCCACACAAGCAGCGGCACCATCAGCGCGTGCGGCTCCCCTGCGTAGTCCACCGCGATCAGCGTCAGCGTGTAGCGGTATTCGTAGGAAAGCGACGGCGTGCCGGTGCTGACCAGCTTGCCCTTGCCGACGAAGATCTCCAGTTTGTCTGGGTTCGTGGTGAATTCGGGCAGCGCGGCGGTCAGGAACGCGCGCAGATCAACGGGCTTTTGCATCGGTCGACTGCTCGGATTGGCACTTCACGATGCTGTCCACGCGCGCCGCGCAGATATGCCAGTCATTTTCCGTCCGTTCGAGCTGCAGGTTCAGATCCCCCGCCGTCTGCGGGCTGCTGGCCGACAGCGTGCACGGGCTGACGACTGGACAGGTACTGGGAATAGGCGGCAGATCCTGTAATGGCTGGACGTTGGCGCAGCCGGACAATAGCGTCAGGCAAAGGCTGATCAGCCCAGCTCTGCAGTTCTTTTGTGTCATGTTGAAGCTTCCGTATGTCGATTTCGCGCTGCGAGAACGCGCCGCGCAACTGGTCCTGGCCGCGCTGCAGGTCTTGCGTGTTCTTGTCGGCCTTGGCCTGGGCGTCGTTGATCTGGCCGAAGCGCTTTACTACGGCGGCGGCGTGCTCTTTCAGGCCGGAGATCTCGGTGTCCTGCGCTGCGATGGTGCCGTGTTGAGACCACACGGCCCACGCCAGCAGCCCGGATGCGATGTAGGGGCCGAAGCGCCCCAGGAAGGCGAGCACCGCGGCACTCATGCTGGCTGCTCCGCGCTGTGCGTGGCGTCGAAATGGTCGAACGCGCGGGCAAGCTTCACGTCATACAGGTTCGCCGCGTAGTCGGGACCGTTGTATCCCTTGGCAAACGCTGCCCACTTCTGCGCCCGCAGTGCGGTGAGCAGGGAGCCGTTGGCCTGCAGAAACCGCACGAAGGCGTCGAGCTGGGCACCTTCGCTCGTCTGCATCTGCTCGACGAAATCGGCCGCGCTGGCGTAACCCATGGCCTTCCAGTGGTAGCCCATGATCTGGAACAGGCCCCAGCTCGCGGACGAAAGGGCGGCGGCCTCGTTGATGCGGCGCGCGGCGGCCAGGCGGGCGTATTCGGCCGTTCCGCCGGCATACCCGCCCCGGTCAGGGCAGAGAATCGTGGCGGGCGCATTCACGCCGGCCGGGTCGATGCCGGCCGCCTGCAGCTGCTGCCAGAAGACATGCCGCTCGAACAGGATGACGGCGCGGCCGTCCGCCAGGAAGCCGGATCCACGGGACTCGACGCTGTTCACCGCTTTCACGGCAGCGAGGGGCAGATCCAGCGTGTCGGCCGCGCGCTGCAGATCCTGCTCGCGCAGCAGCTTTCCGGTCTCCATGCCCATCAGGTAGGCGCGGGTTTTCGGGCCGCACTTGCCGTCCTGCACCAAGCCAGCTCGGGCCTGGGCGTCGCGCACCGCCTGGGCGGTCGCGTCGTCATACAGTCCGGTCATCGCCACGCTGAAACCGGCGCGGCTAAGGATTTGCTGCAGGTCGCTCACGGCGCGGCCGGTGGCGCCAAGGATAAGGATGTCAGCCATCGATTGCACTCCGAAGTAGGTGGGCCAAGTTGCCGCGCGATGCCATGGCGGCGCGGCAGAGGGCGATCGCGATAATCAGCTCGGGCACTGAAACCGGCTGCACGTAGAGAACGATGCCGGCGGCCCGGCACGTCAGGGCCGCGATCAGCACGGTGACGGCGGCAGACAGCCCGTGGCGGTGCCGCGCGCCGTTCGGCCGAAAGCACAGCAGGCGCAGCGCGGTCGCGATGTAGACCAGCACGGTGGCGGTAGGCACGGTTTGCAGGATTGTGGCGAGAAGATGCGGCATCAGGGCTTGCTCCCCAGGGACCGAATGAAGGCACCGATGTCGAGCTGATCGATGCGTGCGAGCACTGTCAGCGAAATCGGGACCACCATCAGCGCGCCCACGAAGGCGGCTGTGAACGATTGATCGATGATCGTCTTGCTGATGATCTCCGGGGACATGAAGTACCCGCAGATGGCCGAAATCACGAAGGTCGTCACGCGCGTCCAGGCGCGCACATCCTTTTTCGTACTGGCGACCACCGCAGCGCCCATGAACGCGCCGAATACCGCCGTGGCGTCGACGTAGGGCAGCAGGAATGCCATGGACACGCCTGCGGAGGTGGTGACGGCGGCGGCCGTTAGGGTCGAGGGTTCGGCCATGTTCAATCCCAGAGTTTGACGGAGGGGGCTGTGGCGGGGGTGGACTGCACCTGCGGGAGCTCTACTTCGGTCCCCTCGGGCAGCACCGGCCCCAGGTCAGCAAGGCCGGGGTTTAGGTCGAGCGTGGCCTCGACCAGGCCGGCCGTGAATCCGAATGCCCGATAGCAGAGGGCGTCCACGGTGTCATCCTGGCGGGCGTAGACCTTCATCAGATCAGCTCCACGGTGCTGCGCGGCTCGCCGACCAACTGCCGCGCCGCCCAGCGACCATTGCGGCGGTGATCGTCGGGCGCTTCGCACTGCAGCTCCGACTTCTTCACGCCGGAGGCGGTGGTGTCGTAATCGACGTAACGCTCGATGAGGTCGGCCTGCGCGTAGGAGTACACCGCGCGCTTGTACAGATACACCAAGCGGCTTTCTCCGCCCACCTGGGGGGCCGCTACCTCTTCCAGCTTGGTGGCCCCAGCCGCGAGCTGCTGCGCGGCCCAGGCGGCGACCGGCGCGTCCATGTTCATCTCCAGCATGGCGGCGGCGAGGGAATGGGCCATGCGCGGCTGGGTGACGGTGCCATCCAGGCGCATCGTCGCCATTGCCGTCACGACATTGATGTCGGGCCACCAGCCATCGTTCTGCACGATGGGGTTGGTCTCTGGATCGGGCGAAGGGGCGAAGGCGGCGAAGGGCATGGGGCTGGAATAAGGACGGCGGTGGGGGGGGCTTCGGGGATCAATCAAGAACCGTCAGCCCCCCGCCGCCGTGGGCACAGGGGGTGCTCGTTATCCGGCAGAGCCGGCGGAATCCTTCAGGCGGGTTTGCAGGCGCTCGATCTGTTTCTTGACACCCACGCTGGCGTTGAGCTCGGTCGCGCGAATGAAGTGCGCCAAGGCGCGCTCCGCATACGCCCGGGCGTTGGGCGCCTGGCCGTCTTCGGAAAGCTTCTGCAGCGCGAGCCCCATCGCCTTGTGCAGCTTGGCGCGGGCCTGGTCGGGCGCGTCGTGGTCGTGCGTGAGACGCTCGGTGGTGTCCGCGATCTCGTACATCAGCTTCGCGTCTTCCACCTTGCCGGCCAGCAGCGCCCCGCCGATCTCATCGATCAGCGTGGTTTGCACGTTGCGGGAATACCGCGCCGGCAAGGCGATGCGGTGCGTCAGCAGGTACGCCCCGATCTTCAGCGCCAGATCAAACCGGCCGGCGTCGATGTTCCAGACGCACAGGGTAGCGACCACCTCGTCTTGCGCGCCGGATGCGCCCTGCAGCGCGCCGTCGATGTAGTCGTCGTACTCCGCGACCAGGGTAGTTTTGACCTCGATCTTGCGCTCGACGGACTGAATATCCTTCAAGCGCCGCATGTCGGTCAGCAGCTTGGCGAGCATCTGATCGTAGATCGTGCCCGAGGCCACCAATTGGCCGGCCTGGGCAGTCCCTGCAATCAGCTTCGCGAGCGTGCGCTCACGGTGACGTTGCGCAGGGCTTCGCATGTCACTCGCCCTCGACCATTTGAATGTTTTCGGCCATCGCGCCGAAGCCGTAGTCTTCGACGACATACGCATCGTTCGACGATTCGTAGAACTCGATGCGGCTGCGCTCGGGCTTCTCTACCGCGTGGCTGCGGCGCGCGCCTTCCTGCCAGTACAGCGACAGGTTCTCGTATGCCGTAACCATCACGCCGCCCGGGACGAAGTAGGGCACGCGCACCGCCGGCAGACCACCCAGGCGCTTGGTGCTCAGAATCGTGTCGGCCGCTACCTTCTCGGTAGCCTTGTCGCTGGTGTTGACCAGCGGGAAATACTTGTCGTGCAGCAGATCGCGGCTGACCAGCGCGACCAGGCGCGTGTCATCGCGATACCACGGGTCCAGCAGTTCGCACAGGTCGTAGACCAGGGCGTCCAGGTTGCCATAGTCGCCGCCGGCCCCGACCGTAATCTTGCCGGAACCTTGCACGCCTTCGTGCATGACGCGATCCGGGGCGTGCTCGCGGTATTGCTGCAGCCAGCCCTTGTTCACGTCTTGCAGCAGCGGATTGTTCGTGATGTTGGTATCGGCCGCGATGCTGGTGCCGTTGAAACCGATCATGATCCGGTCCAGCTGCTGCCGGATGACGCGGGCATTCGAGATGCGCTGCTGGAAGTCGTCGAACTTTGCCCAGGCGTCGAGCTGGGCGAACTTGATGTGCGTGTCGAAATTCGTCTGCACGCAGTTGTAGCCGTTGGGGTCGATGGAGGTCAGGTCGCGCGTCAAGCGCGGCCCGTTGTCCGTGTTCGTGCGCGCCGAGGCGGGGCCGGTCACGCCCAAGCCAAGCTTCTGGCCTTGCTGATCCTGCACGCCGATCACGTTGATCTGCGACAGAAACTTGCTGCTTTCCTGGATCCGGTCTTCCAGGGTCTGTTGCACGCTGGGATCGGCGTTGAATTGCTTGGTGGCGTCCTCGACGCCATTCAAGGCGGCGATACGGGCGAGGTAAGCGTTGAAAACGATGCGGGTAGCGTTACGCATGGTGGTCCTGTGTTGGAAGTGAGGTCAGCTTCGGAACTCGGCCGGTGGCGATTAGAAGTCGGCCAGCACGGTGTTGTCGGAGCCGGTCGCAGGCTTGCGTTGCGTGAATTGGCGCGGAGTCTTGTCGAGCAGCTCCTTCAACGCGTTGAAATCCTCGGTCTTGACGTAGCCCTTGACCGAATCCTCCAGCCGCTCAACGAGGGCGTCGATTTGCTTCTGCAGCTTCGTGCCGGCGTCGGAGAAATGCTCGGCCAGCTCGGTCATGGCTTCATCGATCTGCTTGAATTGCGCGGCCTCGATGCCCTTGGCGCGGCCGAGAATTTCGCGCACACGCTGGAACAGCTTCACCGGCTCACCTTCGGGCTCTTCGCTGAAGTCGAAGGCGGTTTCCAGCGCCGAAGTGAATAGGCACTCGGGCGTCGTCTTGCGCAAGGCGAGCGGATGCTTATCCGGGTGTTGCGCGCAGAATTCCAGCGTGTCCGTACCCAAACTGGCCGGCGTGTCGGTGACGGCCAGGCCGGTCAGGTACGCCTTGCCAGTCTTGGCGAAGTTCGGATTGACCTCGATCGAGGAATAAATCTTCTGGCGCGATTTGGTCAGTTCCACCAGCTCGGGCGTGGGATCGATCTGGACCTGCAGCTGCAGCTTGCCGTCCGTTTCAACGGTCTGCGCGGCCGTCACGTCGCCGTAAGCGCGGAACATGCTGCCAGGGTAGATGCTCAGTTGATGCTCGATCGAGACGCGAGCGCCGTAGGTTTTACGGTTGTAGGTCTCGGCGATTTGCTGCAGCCAGGTGCGCTCGATGACGCGGCCATCGGTGGTCTGGCCTTCGGTGGCGACGGTGAACCATTTCGGGGTCGGGGTGGGCATGGTGTGCTCGCTGGTGGAGTTCGGGTCAGATGATGTTCGGGTCAGGTGTTGCCATGGTGGCCCCGACGCGATCAGCGGGCAACGCGCAGAAACCGTAACGATCTCAGGTACATACGCCACTCTCACGCGCGCGCGGGAAATTCCCTCAGCATGGCGGCATGTTAGAAATTGCCAACGATCTGGAGCCGCGACGCCTTGCGAAATCCCTGTATTTCCAAGGGTGGCGCGTCACGTCGATTGCAAAGCACCTGGGCGAAAAGCGCACCACGGTGCACAGCTGGAAGACCCGCGACAAGTGGGACGATGCGCCGGTAGTCGAGCGGGTAGAGACCGCGCTTGAAGCCCGCATGGTCCAGCTCATCGCCAAGGACAAGAAAGAGGGCTGCGACTACAAGGAAATCGATCTGCTCGGCCGGCAGATCACGCAGATGGCGCGCGTTCGCCGCTACGATGCCGGCGGCACCGAGTCCGACCTGAACCCGAATCTCGAACGGCGCAACGCCGCGCCAAAGTCCAAGCCCACCAAAAACGCGTACACCGAGGCGCAAAAGGACAAGCTATTCCAGGCCTTCAAGGAATCGCTTTTCGATTATCAGAAGGTGTGGTTTCGCAACGGTGACCAGCGCTCTCGGATGATCTTGAAGTCGCGGCAGATCGGCGCGACCTGGTATTTCGCCCGCGAGGCGTTCATCGACGCGCTCACGACCGGCCGCAACCAGATATTCATGTCTGCCTCGAAGGCGCAGGCGCATGTCTTCAAGCAGTACATCATCCAGTTCGCGCGCGAGGAAGCCGACCTCGATCTGAAGGGCGACCCCATCGTGTTGCCCAATGGCGCGACGCTGTATTTCCTGGGGACCAACTACCGCACCGCGCAGAGCTATCACGGCAACCTGTATCTGGACGAAGTATTCTGGATCCCGCGCTTCGCGGAGCTATACAAGGTCGCCAGCGGCATGGCGATGCACAAGCAGTGGAGAAAGACGTATTTTTCGACGCCATCCAGCATGGCGCACGAGGCCTATCCGCTGTGGTCCGGTGCTGCGTTCAACAAGCGCCGCGCTAAAGACGATCAGAAGATCATCGACATTTCGCACGCAGCGTTGTCCGGCGGCAAGCTGTGCAACGACAAGATATGGCGGCAGATCGTCACGATCCTGGACGCGGAGAAGGGGGGTTGCAACCTCTTCGATATCGACGAGCTGCGCGACTTCGAATACAGCCCTGATCAGTTCGAAAACCTGTTGATGTGCAACTTCATCGACGACACGGCGTCGGTGTTCCCGCTTACGTTGCTGCAGGGGTGCATGGTCGATAGCTGGCTGACCTGGCGCGACGTGCAGCCGCTGGTGCTGCGGCCGTTCGGGTACAAGCCAGTTTGGATCGGATACGACCCTTCGCATACAGGGGACTCAGCGGGCTGCGTGGTCGTGGCACCGCCCGAAGGGCCGGGCGGGAAGTTCCGCATTCTGGAACGGCACCAGTGGCGCGGCCTGACCTTCGCGCAGCAGGCCCAAAAGATCGAGGATCTGACGAAGCGGTACGCCGTGGCACACATCGGCATCGATGTGACCGGAATCGGCCAGGGCGTGTACCAGCTCGTTAAGCAGTTTTTCCCGGCTGCGCGTGCGATCCAGTACTCCATCGAGGTCAAGACGCGGATGGTCATGAAGGCGGTCGAGGTCATGCGCACCAAACGCCTGGAATTCGATGCAGGCTGGACCGATATCGCGCAGGCCTTTATGGCGATCCGTAAACAAGTCACGCCCAGCGGCAGGAGCCTGACCTACTCCGCCGGGCGTTCTCAAGAGGTCTCTCACGCCGACTTGGCGTGGGCTTGCATGCACGCGCTGGACTATGAGCCGCTAGAAGGCGAGACCAGCACCAATCGAAACGTAGTGGAGATTTTTTGATGATCGATATCGATAGCGCATCGACGCTGCCCGGGCAATCCTTCAAGCCTGCTGCGGTCGCGCCTGGCGCCCAGGCATTCACTTTCGGTGACCCGGAACCCGTGATGCAGCGGCGCGAGATTCTCGATTACATCGAGTGCTGGAACAATGGCCGCTGGTATGAGCCGCCCATCAGCTTCAATGGTCTTGCGAAGTCGTTTCGGGCGAGCACGCATCACAGCTCGGCGATCTTCTTCAAGGCGAACGTCCTGGCGCGCACCATGCGGGAGAATCCCTACTTCAGCCGCTCGACGATGAAGAAGTGGGCGATCGACTTTCAGGTGTTTGGCAATGCCTATGTCAGCAGGCGGGACAGCCTGACCGGCAAGCTGCTCGGCCTGGACCACCAGCTGGCGAAGTACATGCGACGCGGTATCGACATGGAGTCGTATTACTTCGTTCCCGGCTATCGCAACGCGCACCGCTTCGACGACGGCACCGTATACCAGCTCATCGATCCCGACATCAATCAGGAGGTGTACGGCCTGCCGGAATACCTCAGCACACTGCAGTCGGCCTGGTTGAACGAGTCGGCGACGCTGTTTCGGCGCAAGTACTACAACAACGGTAGCCATGCCGGGTTCATCCTGTATATGTCGGATCCGTCGCAGAGCCAGGAAGACATCGACAACATTCGCAAGGCCATGCGCGAAGCGAAAGGCCCGGGAAATTTCCGCAACCTGTTCCTGTATTCGCCCGCCGGCAAAAAAGACGGAGTGCAGATCATCCCGGTCAGCGAGGTGGCCGCCAAGGACGATTTCTTCAACATCAAGAGCGTGACCCGTGACGACATCCTGGCGGCGCACCGCGTCCCGCCGCAGCTTATGGGCATCGTGCCTAGTAATACGGGCGGCTTCGGGGCGGTGGTGCCCGCGGCTGAGGTGTTCGCCGTGAATGAAATCGAACCTTTGCAGTCTCGTTTCACCGAAATTAACGAGTGGCTCGGCATCGAAGCTTTCGCGTTCGATAGGTATCAAGTTGCATCGGCCGATTAGATCGCAACTGGCCTTTGCTAGGGAAAACGCCTAGCGAGCTGAATTTTCTCGAAACCGATTTCACGTTGCTCAGCCTTGCTAAGTAGTACCCTGGGCTCACACATCGGCCCTCCCACCGGGAACGGTCAGCAACGGAGATTGCGATGGTCAAGAGCATCAGCAAGGTCGCGGACCTCGGAAGAGGAGTAGTAGTTGATGGTTATTCGTTGAGCTATCGCGTTGCGAAAGAGGAGGATGGGACTTATAGAGTCACCATCCTCTCTCAGTCGGTCGGAACAACCGACGACCCCCGCGAGTGGACGCCTGCAGATGCGGCGACGTTTTTAGACGAGACCGCCGCCAATCGATATGGACGATACGTGATGCTCAGCATCACAAAGGTACGCGCGAACGGCGATTGCATCGCAACCGTTGTCTAGGCTGCGGCGCATTCGCTGAACTATTTTTTTCTCAAATACTCGCGCACCTTGTCTGCCGAGTTCCCGACAGCAGCGATCGCACCCTCAAGCTGTTGCCGTGTGCAATTCAGGTGTTCCGTCCAATAGCGGACTTCGTGGTCCTCGCTCAATGAGATACGCGAACGGTCTTGGGCACCGCGATTCTTCAGGTCATCGGCCATATCAATCCCCTTGTGTGGACGTGGGCTCCGTCCGCAAATCGCGTGCCACCTAATCGGCCCGGACCTAAGCCGGATCAATGGCGTCCGGGAGCTGGTACCTTGAATTGCCCACCTCTTGCCGCACGGTGTGCCAGCGGAAGGCATCTTCGGGCAAGCCAGCATTCATGATTTCAGCCGCGCGGGCCTGGGTGGTCGATGGGTCAAGCCATTCAATGGCGAGTGTGGCGGGGAGTGCCACGGGCCGCCGGTCGTGAACGTCCACCATGCCGCCGCGAGAATCGCTTGTGATTATTGCCATTCCCTTTTCCTTGCCGTGTGAATCCCCTGGCCTCCAAGCGCACAACGCCGCAAAGTACAGCGGGGCTTGATCGAGCTGGTGGATGTAGTACGGCTGTTTTGGCCCCTTCGGGTCGTCGGTTAGCCATTTCCACTCATACCATCCATCGGCCGGGACCAGCGTTCTCCCGCTGTCTTTCACAAGCCATTGCCACGGCCAGCGGCCTGCAGCTACGGTCTCAATCTTCGCGTTGCTGATCGGCGCGCGCTTCCAGTTCTCCGGCAGATAGCCCCAATACACACGTTCAATCGTCGGTACCGGCGTGTCGAAGTGGTGTATGGACAGGGGGCGAGTCCCAGGCGGGATGTTGTATCGAGGGCCAACCAGGTCAGGCGGAAAGAGGTCGCCTGACTTCGGAGCTCCTATCAGCCGTTCAAGGTAATCGTCCGGGTTGGTCTTCTGCACGATACGGCCACACATGACGCCTCCTTTGTTCGGGGTGTTTATCCATGGTAGCGCCGCTATGAGGCCTCTCGATCCTTGCGCTTAGGCTGCGACCATTTCGAGGCGAGGTCTTTCGCATGGGCGAGCGTGGTCAGCTCCAGCACGCATGGTTCCTTGTCGAGGTCTTCAAGGAGCCCGACGAGCAGGTCGTCCATCGCCATAGTCGGTGACTTCATGCCAGCCTTTAGTTGATAGACCCGAAGCACCATCGATCGAAGGCGCTTGATCTCGAAGAGCAAGCTGAGTGCATCCGGCCAGACAGAGCTGTCGGGGAACGAGCACGGTGCGCGGCCTGGTATCGGCTCGTATCTGGCGCTGATCGCCGCCAACATCTCATAGGTTAGGGGTTCACGGAAGGGCAT